TTGTTCTTTTCCCTGTTGGATATACACATACTCATCGCGGCAATCCTCCTATTTCTAATGAAAAATATATTGTTGCAACATGGACAGAAAACGTAAATTAAAAGATGGTACAAGTGTTAAAGAATTAGATGAAGCTAAAACTTTAACTATTCGCACAAAATGTCCTGGTAAATGGTTATTAATAGATCAAGAGACTGGACAAAAATATATAGGACACTATACTGAAGGCAAAAATAGCTGGAAGAAAGTGGACGAGGAATTGTTGTAATCCCTTCAAAGCGAAGGACTTCTGGACGGCGGTTCGACTCCGCCCATCTCCACCAAAAACATACTTAAATCTCTACAAAACCGAAAGGTTGGGATCAGGATTGGTAAGCCGGAACCTCTACTTAGTAAGTTCATTTCACCTTAGTATGTTTTTGATGGGGATGCCATGGTTTCGACAGAGGTAGATAGTAGAGACGGCAACACGGGAATGTGAAACCCGTAGGGTTGAGGAAACTTGGCCGAAGAAGCAAACTAAGTAAATGCAAATGACGAAAGTTATGCATTAGCAGCCTAAACGCTGCTTAGGGTTTAAGTTGGTTTACCTCGTAACAGAAAAACCAACTCTTGATCTTTAAACTAGAAAAGGAAATATTTCAATGAAAGTTAAATTAGCTATTTTAGCATTGTTAGTAGCAGGTTCTGCACAAGCAGTAGAAGTTGGTCTTACAGCTCAACGTGATTATTCACAAAATCCAGATAAAAATGGTTTTGGTGTAACACTCGGCGAAAAGTTTGGTAAGACTTCTGTTACTGGCGGATTTGAACGCTATACACAAAACTCTAATGACACTAATCGTTACAGCTTAGTTGCTGGTTATGATGTAGCAACAGTTGCTGGAGTTACTATTACTCCTAAAGTTGGTGTTGCATTTGTTGATCCAACATCTACTGCTAGTGGTTGGCAAGGCTCAGTTGGTGTAGGCGCAAGCTATTCATTAACTAAATCAGTCGCATTGACTGCAGATTATCGCTATCAAAGCGCGATTCAATCTCGCGTAAATAACTTTGATGGTAATGTAGTTTCTGCTGGTTTGAAAGTTTCATTCTAAGCAGTAAAAACCGCCACCAGTCGGCCACTGGTATTTTTTTTTAACACACAAGGAAACACACACATGACTAATAAAACACCTTTCGAGATTAGACAAGAACTATTAGGGCTTGCTAAAGATAGACTCTCAACAGAGTATTTTGCAAAGCTTGAGGAGACTCGAGCATTTGATGATCCAGAAGTACAAAAGGAATTCTTAAAGAATTATAAATTCCCAACTGCTGAAGCGATCGTCAACGAAGCAAAGTTACTCAATGAGTTTGTAAGTGGTAGCGGTGCAACTTATGCCACAGCATCCACCAATACACGCAGTAAGGAGCTGCAGAGAAATGGCTTTTTATAGATAGATCTATAAGGGCCAGGGGATAGATATAAGGGGACGTTTGTCCCCTTTTTTCGCTCCCGATATATGTAACATATAAATAGTAACATGTCATATGACATGAATTATTCAACATATATTGGAGTGAAGATGGAATTATCATTAGAACAATTAAAACAGCTTCTCCCAAAGAATCCATACGTTGACCATTGGCACCGTGCACTAGCACAATTGCTACCAGAATATGAGATAAACACACCACAGCGAATTGCTGCATTTATTGCGCAATGCGCACATGAATCCGGTGGGTTTATGGTTCTTAAGGAAAACTTAAATTATAAAGCTGTAACACTTCGTAAAATCTTTCCGAAGTATTTCCCGACAGATGAGATGGCAAATGAATATGCTTCTAAGCCAAATAAACAAGAAGCAATTGCTAACTTAGTTTATGCAAACCGTATGGGTAACGGTGGACCTGAAACAGGTGACGGATATCGTTACTGTGGTCGAGGTCTAATCCAATTGACTGGTAAATCAAACTATTCTTGGTTTGCTGCGTCATTAGATATTCCAGTAGAAGAAGCCGCAGAATACCTACAAACGTTTGAAGGTGCCGCACAATCTGCTTGTTGGTTCTGGGAAAATAATAACCTAAATAAATTTGCAGATGCAGGTGATATCAAAGGATTAACAAAAGCGATTAATGGCGGATTCATCGGTCTAGAAGATCGAATTGCCCACTATCAACACGCTCTGCATGTAATGGGAGCATAATATGAGTGATATAAAGCTAGTAAGATGGCTATTATTGCTTTTACTATTTCCATTAGGATTAGCAATTTTTAGCGAAGATAAATTTAGATACCCATGTCAAGATCCCCACAATTGGGATAAAGAGATGTGTAAGAAACCACTATGTGACGTGACGAGAACTTGTCCAGAACATGTTTTTAAGGGTGGAAGAGACCCTAGATTAGGAATGCCAGATGATAAAGATACTACTCAACAAAGTAAAGCAATTAGTGTACAACCTACTAATCAAGGAGCCAACTGTGGAAAATAATTTCATATACACAGAAGAGCAGCTGATGGCTCGATTAAAATTTTTCATCGGCATTTGTCTAACACTTACATTATTCGGAATCGTATTCGTTGTCTTGTATTCATTGATCTTCGTTACACAACCACTGAATGCGATTAGTCCTATCGACCAAAAATTCTTTGAGTTGATTGTACCTATCGCGACGTTCTTAACTGGTACTCTCTCTGGTATCATGTTAGCTGGTCAAAAACCAGAAGATCAAAAGGCAATGTTAGAAGCGCAAAAGCAAGCACAAGCAAATGCAGATGCTGCAGCGAAAAATACATTGGCACAAGCTGCTATCTTAAATCCAACTCCTCCTCCACAACCTGTAGTGATTCAAGCACCAGTTGCCAACTTCACACCGCAAGTTGTAATGAGTTCAACGGGTAAACCAATGCCTGTGCAACCACCACAACCAGAGTTATAAAATGAATTGGTTATCAAGTATGTTACAAGATGGAGATAACGGGACTGTTTCTTCAAAAAGAGTTATTACTCTCTTGTCATTCTTGTTATGTGCTGGTGGATTTGTGGCTGATACTCTTGGTCATAAAGTTACACCAGCGTTGTTTGATTCAATGATGTATATAGTAGTAGCTGGTTTAGGATTTACAGCTTCAGAAAAATTTTCATCGAAAGGAAAATAAATGAAACAAATTTTATTGGCAATTTGTATCGCCTTAGGCACACAATATGTGTATGCAGGAGAGGTCAAAAAAGAAAAGGCTTGTGTAGAAGTTAAGGATGCAAAGACAGGAAAAGTAACTGAGCAATGCAAAGAGATCAAGAAACACAAAAAGCTTGAAGTAGAAGATACTAAGAAGAAATAAAAAAAGGGAGCTTACGCTCCCTTTCTTTTTGCACATTCGTGCAGTTCATTCTCTGTGGTTTTACCTGCTATAAAGTATGGCATAAACCAAAGATGTAGTACATGATTCACCCATAAATCTATGAGTACATTAATCATTTGTTAGCTAACGGGTTATCTAATGCTCGTTGAATCTTCTTATCAACATTAGAATTAGTTTCTTTAATAGCTAATTCAGTTTCTTTACGAAGGTTTCTCATATCTACACTCAACTCACGTTCAGTTGCTTTTGAATTACGTTCAACTGAATCAACCACACCTTCTAAACGACGAATGTCTTGTTTAAGATCATTCTTAATATCTTGAGTGTATTGAACAGACTTCTCTGACTTTTCAACTACGATATCCATCTTAGCTTGAAGTTCTGAAAGGTCCGGCGCAACATACTCAGCGATACGCTTCTTCATACTTTGATAGTCTTTGTAGACTTCAAACGTTCCATATAAACCACCAAGAATTGATGATGCTAATGTAAACGCAACCATCAACTTAGCTGGTGTAAATTCATATCCACCAATGCTGATTACTGTATCTTTACTAGCATACTTCTTTACAGCGGCTTCTGCTTCGTCAATCTTTGCATCGACGCTTTTGATTTCTTCTGACATTTTACTTTCCTTTGTTCATGTGTTTTAATTTTTCTTCGATAATAGCAATCATTTCTTTATTCGCCTGGATCGCATCACGATTCTTTTGAATTGCTTCTGTTAAGTCTTGGCGTAGTTTTTCACGAGCAAGTTCACTACCAGTGTTAGATGCTTGTTTGTTATCCTGTGTAACTACTAGACTTACTTTGCTTTCTAAAATTGTTACTTGGTGATTAAGTTGACTTACTGAATTTAGTAAATAACCTACACCTGCCATGATCAGCGGTAATAGAGCAAATAACAACTTCTCTATGAATGCGCCCTTTGTATCTTGTGTTGCCATTTTAATTTCCTTTGTTATATTGTGATGCTACGATTTCCTCATGTAATCTATCTGAGGCACCAGATAATCCTCTCATCAATCTAGCATTATCTACGGTTTTTTGATTATTATAGACAGTAAACGGTTTATAGCCGATCACATCTGGTACAAACACTGTTGAATAACGATCAAATCCTGGAACGAAGTTCATAGCAGCAACGACAACGCCTTGTACTGCTTTTTGTGCTTCAAGATCTGATGCTTTACCAATTTCGCCTGCCATATTTTTACCTTCTTCAACTGCTTTTGCTCGCGCAGCTTCTAATCTACGTTCAGCTAAAGCTTGACGATTAGTCGGTTGTGTTTTCTCACCACCTTGTTGACCTCCGCCTTGTTGTTGTGGTCCACCAGCTTGTTGTTGACTACTACCTTCAGGTTTTTGTTGACCACCTTCAGGTTTCTTTTCTTGTTGTGAAGCCTGTTGTTGAGGTGCAACTGGTGATGATGGAGGAGGTGCTGATTGTACTAATTGAACTGGAGCGGCAGGAGCTGCAGCTGTGTTTGTTGTACTTGTTGGTGCAGCAACTACTTTATCAACTGTTGTGTTACCAGTTGCTGATGTAGTAGTAGTTGATACAGTACCATCACTACTCACTGATGTGGTGGCAGTTCCTGTGCTAGTGCTAGGTGCAGTAGAAGCAACAACACCAGCGGTGGCAACGATGCTAGCAGTATTTTGTTGTTCGAGCAACATTTTGGTAGCATAAGCAGTAGAATAATTAGGACAAAGTCTATCATAGAGTCCATTCAGAGAACATTGTTGATTGAAATATGCTTGAGCATAACCTGGACAGTCTGTTGCATATAATGTATTTAAACTACATTGTTGAGCTTTAAATGCAGCTGCATAACCTGTACATCCGCTATCATATAGCGGATTTGCTGTGCATTGTTGAACATAATAAGCATCTGCATAACCAACACAATCTGTTGCATAAAGAGGATTTAATGAACACTGTTGATTGTGATAAGCAGTAGCATATCCAGAGCAATTGATGTTGTATAGTGGATTTAAAGAGCATTGTTGATTAAAATATGCTCTTTCATACCCAGGACAAGTTGTGGAATATAATGGATTAGCCGAACACTGTTGATCTAAATATGCAGCTGCATATCCTGGACATGATGAGTCATACAGTGCACTAATAGAACACTGCTGTGAGTAGTACGCAGCTGCATATCCTGGACACGAAGGGTTACTTAATGGATTAGAGAAACATAGATTTGTTTCTGTTCCAGTAAAAGTGATCACAGAACCAGCTGTATATGGAAATGATCTTCCTGGACCATTATAGTATTGACTATATTGACCTTGTGATAAATCACCTGCGATGCCAGTCGTTACGTTATGATACTGAACGTTGATAGCATCATGTTGGATACCAATATAACCGGTTGGCTTAATAGTTGCACTGAATGTGTTTAAGTTTTGTGTACCATATTCGTTGATGTTGCTCCATGCATACTTCATGTATGAGCTACTATCAGTTTGTGTATAGAACTTAGCATTTGCATTTGCTGCAATCAAGTCTGTCTGCAAAGCATAGATCGCGAAATGCCATGGAGATCCAGGATTGTTAGTTAAATTTACACCATCACAACAAAAACTATTCCAATGAGTGGTAGGATCTAAGAAACCAACTACACCATTGGAAAAGAAATATGATTGTGTAAAGTTTCTACCATAAAATGGAAACGTAAATGGTAAAGCAACTGGAACATAACCATCATCAGAAATGTTATAGTATGTCTTAGGATCAGAACCGTATGTTAGTTTAAGATATGGATCTTTCACTTGTGGACCATAATAACCTGCCCAAAAACGAGAGTCTTTGCCTGTAATGGACATGCTAACATTGCCCAAATTTGCTAAAGCATATGGGTTAGTAAACGTTTGTGTTTGGTCAAACTGCTGCCAAGTAGAGTTTTGAGTATTAAATGAATGATTATATGACTGTAGAGTTGTGCCAGTGTTACTAGTAACATTAACTGCCATGCTTAATGTGCCATATGAATCAGCACCGTTAAGATATGTCATACCATACTTAACACCATTCACCTGTACACCGCTACCCTGTAATGCATTATTAATTGCTACAGAAGTAGCAATAGTTCTTTGCATATAGCCAAAATAATACGCATTAGTTGATGCATTGTATCCAACTGAACTACCACCAGTGAATCCACCTGGTGTAGTAGCATTAACAGTTGGCGATAATGGTGACGTGATTAGGTTAGCAGTCGTAGAAGTATCAGTGACTGTGTTTATTACTGAACCAACTTGTGCTTGTGGAGCAACAATATCACCACTCCACACAGCAACAACAGCAAAAGTCCAGTAAATGAATACTAGAAACTTGCGCATGATTAGTTACAGCCGAGTTCAGCTTTTCTTACAGGATCACCAGCAGCAACTTTAGGATCAGCAGCACAGAGGGGATTTGCCACCACAGTTGACTGTCTTGCGACTGGAAACGTTTCAGCATTTGACTGTGAAGTCTCCTGCGCCTCCTTTCCATCTTTACCAGTTTCTCTTAGTGGTTCTTCCTTTGCTTTTTCAGGAGTTTGTTTTACGATATCTTTTTCGCTAACACGACCGCGTTGAATCCAAACTTCTTTTGCGGATTCGCCAATTTTACCCATAACTGGGCATGGTGTACCGGCATCTAACATAGCTTGGAATACACGATCATCTTGACATAGCGTTGCAACAGCTGCAACTTTCATGCCCATGTCATATAGATTCTTTGATAGTTTGATTCTTTCACAATTCATATCTCTAACTGTACCGCCCATAGAGATGCCAAGAATCTGTGTTTGAACTGCACCACTAGCTGCTGTGGCACAAACGTCATTGTTGATTACTGTTACAGCTGGTGCAACAGCAGTTGGAGGTGGAGATATAACTTTAGTAGTTGTATCGGATTTTGAATATGCAGTGCTATTTGAAGTCGAGTCAGTTACGATTGGATCTACTGCCCAAGCGTTTAATGTAAACATAACAAAAAGCACGCTTGTGGCGACCTTTTTGTACATTTTTGAAATTCCGTTGTTGTTGTGTAAAAAGAGGCATTTTTTGCCTCTGGATGTATTTATAAATAAAAGCATGTAAACATTGATTTGGATCAAATAATGCGCGCAGATGTATTAGGTAACGGACCAAGCTTGGCACTTTATGCCCCCGTAGACAATTTTGTTATAGGTTGTAATATACATGATCATCCAGTGGATGTATCTGTTGTATTAGATAAAAGACCATTTTTAAAGTATTGCGGTAATAGATCTCTATTTCAACATAAACCTATCATCACCTCTGTTTATGCAATGCCAACGCTTGAAGAAAAAGAGATAACACATGAATTTGAGATATGGCACAAAGTACCGTATCTTGAAAAGTATATGAGCGCCGGTCATGTAGCAGTTGATTGGGCAATAGAACATGACTATGATGAAATACATCTGTGGGGATTCGATTCGATTTGGGCAGATACACAAGAAACTAGAACAGATCAAATCATTGAACGCAATAGAGCGCAATTTGATCTATACATACATTGGCGTGAAAGATGGCAAAAATACAGAGGATTCAACATCATCGTTCATAATACAAAAGAAGGCACACGATTGGAAGAATTACTATGAATAAGAATCAAGTACAAGAGATTGACTTTGACTTCGGATTTACCGCAGTCGATGAAGAAGAACTAGAGTCAGTACAACAAACCCTCGCGCAAGTCGAAGAGACAAGCAACAAGCTTGTTGCTACTAGCGAAGAAGTAGACGCGCTCAAAGAAAAGATCATGCTACTACGCAAGTCAATTGAACCACTATTGAAAAACTTAGAAGCAAATCCTGAGAAGGCATACATTCACTGGCCAGATCGTACTAGCAAGGTAAAAGCATTCCGAGCTAAGCTAGATAGTATACAAAAGTTATAATTTCACCTGGTGGAATACACCAGGATCTAAGCCCCTCCGTGCAAGCCAATGATTTCATTGGCTTTTTTTCTGCGAAAAATATTTTAGGGGGGCCTATGTACAAACAGCAGGATATAGGGTATAATGGATCCATAAATTGAAAAAAGGAATAAACAAATGATTCGTACAGTGATTGGTTTCTTGTTGGTCTTCGGTGCAGTTGGCGGCATGGATAATGCCACTGATGCACAATTACCTGCACTTCTGTTCATCGCAATGTTAGGTCTTTTGTCTATGTTGTTCGGTGTTCAAAAAATTAGCAATAAACTTTAAGGGGCCCCCCAGTTTACAAGCATGTAAAATTGTGGTATAATATATCATGACTAAGCAAAAAGTAACTCGCAAACGCAATCCTATCGCTAAGGATCTGCGCACACCGAAATATCGTATGCGTATAGTCATGAGCAAGAAGTTGGTTTTTTGCCGACAAACGACTAAACGTGAAACTGAAAAGGAGTTAAATTATGGGTCGTAAAGCACGTGTGTATGATGCAAGCTTCGTTACTAATTTCGAGAAGAAATTCTACGCAGCACATCCTGAAGTTAAGAGTGGTGGCACTTTCCAGTGGAAGGATGCAATCAAAGTTATTCGTGCGATGGGTTTGAATCCACGCAATGGTAACGAGTATCCGTTCTACTTTTTCACTAACCAAGTGTCGAAAGGTGTCTACAAGATGCCTACGAAAGGTGCATTGATCAAAGGTACGCCAGAAGCTGACGCAGCTCTCGCACCTAAGACAAAAGTAAAAGCTGTTAAGGCTAAAGTGTCGACAGTCAAATCGTCTGCACCTAAAGCTAAAGTTGCAAAAGTTACCGCAACCAAAGTGACTGCATCCAAACGTGCAGCTAAGGAAGACTCAGATATCGGTACCGGTGGTTTCGATAATACCGTTGGCTATGATGACGTAGTGTCTCTACGCAACGAGTTCGGTCTTGGTGATTTTCGCAATTCGATGGACTAAGCAGCTCCTTTCCTAAAAGAAGCTTAGACTGACCACCACATTCGGGAGAATCTGGCTGCATAGGTCGCCGGACGGAGTAACCGGCACTTTTTAAGGAACTATATGATTCGACTTTGGCTCGTATTCTTGATCATCTTTGCTGTATTCTATGTTGGAATTCCAACATTCCTACAACTCACTAAACGTGAGAAGTGGTCAGTAGCAAAGTTGGTAATGTATAGTCTTGTGTGTACGCTGTTAGCAGTGGCTACAATGACATTGATCGTGATTTTATTTTAAGGATTTATATGAAGACGTCTATGAAACTTTTGGCAATTGCCATGGCTGTTGCAGCATTGCCTGCATGTACACGTATTGAGACCGGTGAAGTTGGTTTGCGTGTTGGCTTCGACAAACAAGTTAAGACTGATGAACTTTTGCCTGGTTCGTTTAATCAAACGATCATCGGTTCAGTCATGACATTTCCAGTAAAAGAGGTTGCAGTTAAAGTTGAAGACTTGACTCCTCTTGCAGCTGATAACTCAACGATGAAGGACTTTGATGCCATCGTCATCTATAACATCAATCAATCTCAAGTAGCAGAGATCTATAACAGTAAGAATAAATCATTCCATGCTGTTCACAATGGCGACACTTATTTGATGTACAACTACATCTTTAATGCAGCTCGTAATGCTATCTACAAATCTGCACGTAAATATGAAGCTCTAAATATGGCTGACAATCGTGGTCAGATGGAACAAGAAATCAAAGAATATATTACTAAGACACTTGCTGATGAAAAGCTCGATGGTACAATCACCATCTCTCAAGTTCTCGTGCGTAATGTTCTTCCAGCAGACTCAATCGTTGCATCTGCAAATGAATTGGTTAAAGCAAAGAACGAACTGAAGACTGAAGAGATCAAAGTTGCTACCGCTAAAAAACGTAATGAGTCTATGCAAGCAAACCCAACGATGATCCCATTGATGACGGCTGAAGCACAAGCACAGTATCTACGTGAATTGCCTGGTGCTATCGCTAACTTCAAAGGTCAGACACTCATCATTGGTGGATCTGCACAACCAGTCGTTCCAGTTGGTAGCAAATAATCATGGATGATTGCTTACTATTAGTAGTAGGGTTGATAGCTACGGCTATCATCACAAGCCTATTCGTTAAACTCTTCTCACATCTTAAAAGAAAACGAGAAGAGACAGAACGTGCAATCGCTTCAGCGCAAGCTGCTTTAGATCGTGATCGTGCTTTACGTGATCGAATGAAAAAGCCTGCAACTTCACCAGTAACACAAAAGAAAGTTGAAGAGTATCGTAAAGAAGTTGAGAGTAAACCACCAACTCATTTCGCATCTCCAACACAAAGTGTACAACAATCAAGCGATGACGGATTTGTGAATGGTATGTTGACAGGTATGCTAATTGATTCTCTCACGCATAGTCATCATCATAGCGAATCACCAGTAATCGAATCACCTAAAGTTGATACGAGACCATCATGGGGATTAGACGACAGTGATAGTCGTAAATCTATTAGTGATTCAATGGACACATCTTCATCTTGGTCTAGTAGTTCTTCATCATCTGATTCGTGGAGTTCATCGTCTTCAGATTCAGGTCCTTCATCTGATTGGTAAAAATATGTTTGATAAAGAAAATATTAAAAATACATTGCGTAATGGTATTCATCAAGTAGTGTTTACAAAGAAAGACGGCACAGAGCGTACTATGATGTGTACGTTAAGTGAATCAATCATTCCGCAAGAACACAAGCCTAAAGAAGGTAGCACACACAAAGTAAATGATAATGTGCTCGCAGTATTTGACACTGAGAAGCAAGGATGGAGATCATTCACCATCGCTGATGTAAAGAGTGTACAATAATAGCTCGTTGTGGTATAATATTACAATGGAGGAATTATGGCGACAGTAAAAATTAACGGTAAGACATTTAAACCACCAAAGAAACGTATCACAAATCCGTTAATGGCTGATGAGAAGTATACCGGTGAGGAACCTTCTTTCATTGGCGTAGAATTTAAAGATGAGCAAGATCGACGCATTAAAGTAATGCAAGCATTGAACTATTATAACTATTATAATAGCGGAAAAGTTTTTAAGAAGGACTTAATTAAATATGCTAAAGACGAACTTAAATACACTAAAGACAAGCTTCAACTATTGGATCTTGCGCCTGATTGGAGTTCTGAATTACAATCTGGAGCTCTTCTTCGCATGCGTAGCCGTGGCTTTATTCTTGTTGATAGTGAATTAGATCGCATACGCCGAAATCTAGAAAAGATGTTGGAGCATGGTCTCCGCAAGTCGAAAGAACAAGTAGAAGACGATGACAAACCAAAAATGCCAATCGTCTCGATCCAAGATCGTATTAAAAATAAAACGAGTGAAACAGTTTTAGGTGATCTTGAAGATTTGCTCGATGAATGGATTCTCGGTAATTCACCGCAGATCGATGTATATGAGGCAATGAAGGCTGCTATTTTACCTGCCCAAGCAGCTAAGTTTATCACATCGTGGGCGGAAAGACACCTTGTGGAGATCCAAGGTGCTATAAATAAGATAGATCCTCAATTAGTTGAGGGTTATTCACACCTGACGACAAAACGGAAGAAAGAGTTTGCGTCATGGTTCGAGGGCATTATTGCGGACGCTCAGCGATTTGGTACTAACACCAAAACTGTACGTAAAGCCCGTGTTAAAAAACCCGTATCACTTGAGAAACAACTCTCAAAACTCAAATACTTAAAGGAGTCGCCCGAGCATAAATTAGTTTCGATCAATCCGTCTCTGATAATTGGTGCAACAGAGTTATGGACTTACAACGTTAAGTACAAAGCTCTTACACGATTTATCGCTGAGTCAGGTCTTGGGTTTGAAATCAAGGGCACTTCCCTTATTAAGTTCAATACTTCCGAATCCCAAACTCGCACACTGCGTAAGCCTGAAGATACATTGTCAGAGGTGCTGTCGTCTTCAAAAACGAAAGCAGCCAAATTATTTGCTTCATTAACTACGAAGCCAAAGGAACCAAATGGACGGATCAACGAGGATACGATTATTTTAAAGGTAACTAAATGACAGAAATATTAGTCGCGATCACCGCGTGGCTGTCGGCTTTAATCAATCCGATACCATTAAATGACCAAGATGTATATTGTCTAACACGTAATGCATACTACGAAGCGTATGGAGATTCGCAGATGTCACAGATTGCTGTGACGCATGTAGTATTAAATAGGATGAACGCAAACGGCTTTCCAAAAAAAGCATGTGAAGTAGTTTATCAGAAAAACAAAAATCCAGAAACAGAGAAGACAGTTTGTCAATTCTCTTGGACATGTGATAGAAAGTTGATGGGTAATTTACCCGCTAAAGAAGCAAGCAGATGGCACGAATCTCTTGAAGCAGTGCAAGAAGCTTTGAAGATGTACTACTACAGACAAGTAGACGTTACACAAGGATCAACATTCTATCATGCAACGTATGTCAATCCAGGTTGGAGAGGCGTTGAAAAGGTAACCACTATTGGTAGCCACATTTATTATAGGGCAATTGAAAAATGTCAGAACAACCAGACGGAATGTTCACAAAGAAGTCGTTCTCGAATCTAATTCAAGAGCGAGTGACTAAGGATCGAGGAACATACCTCGATGCAGTAATTGATATCTGCAAAGAGCGTATGATCGATCCTGAGGACATTGTGAAGTTATTGAGTAATCCCATTAAAGCAAAGCTTGAAGCTGAAGGGATGAATTTAGGTTATTTGAAAAAGAAGAATGAGCTTACGTTCGACTGATCCATTTGATGCATACAAGATTTATATCGGTTGTAAGCTTCACTTTGAATCAAACACTTATGATTACTTTAAATATAACGGTAAGACGAGTGTAAACGCAAAATCATTTTTCGCTCGTCGAGATAAATTTTTCTTTGCAAAGGTAGTAAAGAAGTATGGACTCGATGAGCTTAAAACTTTCTATGCATGTAATTTTGCACATCATGGCACCAAGTGGATTGGTGATTTGAATGAAGACCGTGCGGATGAGACTTACAAAGCTTTTAAATCTTTGCAAGAATCCTTCACATATCGCTTCAAAACTTGTATAGATAAGATTGTATCGACGAATGACTTTAAGAGTCTATTTGTGGTAGAGGATGGACAACATCCTAAACTCGTCAAGATGTTACTTCAAGACGAGATACCATTAGAGGTTTTTATTGTATTGAATCGATATATTGGATTCATGCCGAAGTTCGACAAACAGATTACGGATCCCATCATGTGGCCCGAACTCTCGAAGAAGATCAAGAAGTATAATCCATTTATAACGGTGAATAACGAAAAAGTCAAAGAAGCACTCAAAGATTGTTTACAATCGAGTGTGGATGTGGTATAATAGTTATTCCATATAGTGTAAAATATTGCTACATAAAGGAAAATAATATGTCATTAGCAAATCTCAAGGCGCAACGCGCATCCTCTATCAATAAACTTGTCGCAGCAGCGGAAAAAGTAGGTGGAGGTCAACAACAACAATCATACGAAGACAATCGATTTTGGAAACCTGAAGTTGACAAAGCTGGTAACGGTTTTGCTGTAATTCGTTTCTTACCTGCACCCGAAGGCGATGATTATCCGTGGACTCGTTATTGGGATCACGGCTTTCAAGGTCCTGGTGGTTGGTATATTGAGAAGTCTCTCACGTCGATTGGTCAAAACGATCCAGTTGGTGAAGTTAACACCAAGTTGTGGAACAGCGGACTAGAATCTGATAAAGATATTGCACGCAAGCAGAAGCGTCGTCTTCACTATGTGTCTAACATCCTTGTTGTATCTGATCCTGCACATCCTGAAAATGAAGGTAAAGTTTTCTTATTCCAATATGGTAAGAAAATTTATGACAAAATGATGGATGTTATGCAACCACAATTCCAAGATGAGCAACCGGTAAATCCGTTTGATCTATGGGAAGGTGCAAACTTCAAGTTGAAGATTCGTAATGTTGAAGGTTATCGTAACTATGACAAATCAGAGTTCGATAAAGTTACTGCTGTTGCAAACGGCGATGAAGATGAACTTGAATCAATCTATGGCAAATGCTATTCATTGAAAGAGTTTACTGATCCTTCTAAATACAAGTCATATGATGAGTTGAAGGCAAAGCTTGAGCGTGTACTCGGTGGATCTGCACCACGTACAACGGCTGAATCAATTACTTTAGATGAGTCATCATCTGCACCATCAGCACGAACAGCTGCACCAAAAATGGTACCAGTATCTGCTGAAGACGAAGATGATTCTACATTAAGTTACTTCAGCAAGTTAGCACAAGAATCATGATCATAGAGGGCTTCGGCCCTCTTTCACAATATGTTTATTTTCAAATCTGAACCTATTACAATTGATGCGTTTACATTGAATAGCGGTGTAGAACGTCATTTTTCACCATCAAAAGCTGTAGATTATATTCCTCAGTGGTGGAAATATTTACCTAAATTTACTACAGTAGAACAACATGACATGCATGTTGAGTATGCTACTATGAAACAATGTGATGGATTTATTGAGCAATATAAAAATTCTTTTATTGTTCCACTATGGGCAGATTTGGTTATCAAAACATATAGTGATGGATCATGGAGATATATGTTTTCTACTGAAGATACTCCATCGCTTCAAGAACACAAAGAATATATGACTCATGGTGTTGAAGAATTGGGCAAATTTATTCAATTAAAATTACCAACACCATGGTTATTCGTTGAAAAGTATGGTGTAAAATTTCAATTGCAAGAGCCTTTTTGGAATAGACTTCATTTAATTAATTCTATCAGAACTGCTCCCGGTGTTTTAAATTTTAAACATCAAAATGCAGTAGTTAATGTATTTTTAGCGTTAAAACAAAACAATGAAATACATTTGTCTAGTGGAGATCCATTACTAATGTTTACTCCGCTTTCAGAAAAAAATGTAAATATAAAAACACATTTAATAGATGAAGGAGAATGGAAACGTATACATGATAA